TCAGCATAAACATAGTGAGAAAATATTTGATATTGTGAGACACCATTAAATTTATTTCTCCAATGTTTTAAATCTCTTCCATAATAAATCATAGCATCACCTCTGTCAAGTTCTATACAGTTTGTGTCGCCTTCATAATCTTTAATGCATATTGGCCACAAGTTATTATATTCTCCTCCAAGAGAAATTGTTACTGATATTTCGCATTCTGGTCTATCGATGTGTTCCTCTAGAATAGAATTTTTGAAATAAATTCTTGCGTAAGTATATTGAGGAATAACTTTTCTATTTAAATTTTCTTCTACAATAGAAGAAGTCATTAACATAAGAGTGTCAAATGCAGGATCTCCATATATGCAATATGAATTTGGTGCTTGATCATCTCCTCCTTTACAATGTCCATTCTCTGCGATAACAGTAAAATAATTTTTAAGATAATCAGCAAAAGATGGTGCTATAAAATTTTTTACAACTTTATATCCATTCAACATTAATCAATTGTTTCCCAAATAATATAATCATCAGGGTCTATCTTTTCTCTCATTGGCATATATCCTCCGCTATTTCTTCTTGGCATAGTGATAATATCGATAGTCTCTTCAAACCATCTATTCATTGATTTTGCCATCTGACGATATCCAGTGCCGACATAGACTTGACCCGCAACAACTGCGACTGTTGCGATACCCCAGAATAAGTAATAACTTGACGATTTCATTTGTGCTTTTCTTTTTGTAAAATTAGTCATTTTGATCTTGACGCGGATAATAGACCTCAACATAAGAATTACATCGAGGACATGATAAGTTTGTTACCATACTATACTCTGCTTCATCAAAATCGTCAAGATCATGATCACCACCCCAGATTAATTCTGTGTTACAGTGCCAACAGTTCATAATATAAGTTTCTTAGTTGGTGCAGATAATTTACCAAACATTGAATTATACTGTTCGATAATTTCATCTTGAGGATCTCCGATATAAACAACATATTTTTTAGTAACTTCAAGTTTATCTTTTTGAAGTAAAGGAGACCACGGAGCAAATGCAATTTGTCCTTGTTTTTGTGACGGTACTGCCACGATAGGATCAGTGATTGTAATTGAATCAGTGTCCTCTTTTGTAATGTCAGCGATTACATCTTCGCCAGACCACATACGAATTAGTTTTACAGTCATTTGAATTCACACTCCACCATAATTTCGGTTAAACAAGCAAGTAGGTTAATTTCTTGATCTGCTACAAATGCTACTTGGTACTGGTATTTAGCCAGAACAAGAACAGCAGCAGGAATAGAACTAACGACCAAGGTTTCATATAAACTATCATAGATACGACGAAAAAGCAAAGTAGTATCATTATCCAAGTTGGTATTAACCCACTTACGGACTTCAGAAAAGTTTTTCTCTTTGAGATTCTTGGTGAGATCATTTATTGAAACATCAGAAAAGGACGCTAGTATGCCGGAATCTATTTCACCTCCGACTGAGTATCTTTGACACTCATTAAGAACTCTCCTCCAATCAGGAAAGTGTTTGCTGATTAACTCAGCAACGACCTTCTTATCACTCTTAATATTTTCTTTGTCGAGAATATGATTTATTCTAGCAAAGAATTGTGCTGCTATTGTTGGTTTGTCTTTTTTATTAACTGAGAAGTCAACAACAGAACACCTAGAATGTAAAGGGTCGATAATTTTGTTTTTGTAGTTACAGGTAAAGATAAACCTACAGTTTTTGGAGAACTCCTCAATAGACGCTCTGAGAAGGAGCTGTACGTCGGAAGTGGTATTGTCTGCTTCGTCAATGATAATGACTTTATGTTTCGACTCACTTGTAAGAGAGACGGTAGATGCGAAGTTCTTTGCGTTCGTCCGAACAGTGTCAAGAAAACGTCCTTCATCCGACCCATTAATGACATAGTAATCTGCTCCTAATTGATTACACAATGCTTTTGCTACTGTGGTCTTACCTATGCCTGGTGGACCTGACAATAACATATTTGGTATCTCACCTCTATCAACAAAATCTTGAAAAGTTTGTTTGATACTCTTTGGTAAAATACACTCATCAATTGTAGTGGGTCTGTATTTTTCAACCCATATAAAATCACTCATAATAAAATTGCAACTTTGCTAATTGCTATGCTCATCAAAAATGCTAACATAATTGCAACATCCCACTGTTTGTTTTGAACATAAAAAGGAATGCAAATGATATCAGCAATAATGTGCATTATCGCACCATAAAAGGTTGATACATGTAGTATAACAAAATACGCACAAATAATCAACACCGACCCTGTGATTCTTCCTGCGACTAATAAATTCATTTAAAACCTTTAGATTGTTTCTTTGGTTTTGGTTTATCAATAACGTGAACAACTGTTCCTTCAAACCAAGGTGAATGACAATTATTCCACCAATATTCTTGAACCTCATCCCAAGATTCTACCACAAAAGATTTGTTTTGACAAACTATTCGATAGTGATGTCTGTCATAGGGTTCATCAGAAGTTTGAGAAAAATATCTTGAGTCATCTTTTTCAATTAATTCTGTCATTCAGACGCTCTCCATTCTTTTCTCATTTTAACATAATCAGGATTTTTCGCAACTAAGTCACGAATCTTTTTAAATCTCTTTGCAGATTCAGCATATTTACTTGTTTCATGATCTGGTTCTTGAGGTAATACTTCTCTAGTTCCTTTCTTATATTTCCTACCAGAGTTATGATTAGCATATCTTCTAGCACGAGTAAATCCCATTTCTAAAAATTTACGACACATATCCATACCAATGAAGTCTCCTTCATCACGATAATCAAGATACATTCCAAAAATACGATTGGAAGATATTATTGCTTCTCTAGGAGTTTTGAATCTCCAATGATTACAAATAATGTTAGTATAAGGGCGAACCAATAGAACTCCTTGCTCTCCCCTTCCAATACGATAAAGTTTACGATTTCTCTGATCTTTAAAATCAATGTTCTTGTAATCAAGTTCATAATCAAATTCTTTCATTATGTAAAAATAGATGTTGTGTTGTTTTCTTTAAATTCTTTTCCCCACTCTTTTAAAACATTTAATTTCTCTGTTTCGATTTCATCACTTTCATCAGCATTTGTATGATGTGTAACCTCTTTAAGAGTCTTAAGATACTCCAAAACATGAGCCCTTATCTCCATCAGTTCATCATAACAACCCTGATTATATGCACATCCACGCAAATCGTGGTCGGGTTTTAATACTGACTCTGTAAATAATGATAATGCTCTATCATATTTGATAGCTGGGGATTCGCTCCCTACTGATGCTTGATCTTTCATGAGACTATGGAATTTGGACTATTTATAGAACAGCAGTTACACTTACGACTCTTGCGTTAGGATTTCTTGCAAGTGCAACCTGTCTTGCTTCATCATAGTTCTTTGCATAGACCTCCTCTTTAAAGACTCGCCCTGCAACATAGAGTTCAACTTTGTGTTTCATAATATATGTAACTATATTATTATATTAGCATAAATTTTATGTTATGCCATTGTTATGTGACAGTTTATGATGTGTCATGATACCAAAAACTTTTTCTCATATTCTATCAGATCATCAGGAAAAAACAACTTATCTTCTGTTAATTGGGCATATTTCCATAGTTTTTTACCTTCTGGTCTTTTGCATAGTTTAATCCCTGCTCTCTCATACTTCTGGTCTGTAGGCACAAAAACCTTATAGTTATTGTCAGTATTAGATGTAAATTGTCTAAGTATGCTGTTCTCCTCAACTGTAACCTCTACAGTAGAACAAGCAATATTGAATATATTTGTGTAGGTTTCAAGATCAGATAGATATTTCTCCTGATTATCAAGTATCATACGACCCATGAACTGTGGACTCAAGTAGTGATCTTGACAGGTTTTCTCTTTGTTTAGTTTGTTTTGAAGTGCTGACTCACTTATAAATCCTGTAGGATTTGTACCCGCACCAAACATTGAGTTGTAAAATATTCTTGTAAGAAACCTTGTCCAGTTGGGATCTCCCCACTTGTGCATTGTTGCTTTGAGACTTAGGTATGACCCTTCGCAATATGAGTATGAGTTCTTCTTCATGATCTAACCACTGAGATGGCTGGTTTGCCCTGCTTGAATACAGTATCGACTACTGCTTGAACACTCTTAGATGTGCTGATACCTACCTTATCATAGACAGGAACACAAATCAACCCGAATGTCTTTGAAGCATCGCCCTTACGAATGACACGACCAATCGATTGACTAATACCTATAAAGTCCATCTTTCTCATGAATAAGACCGCTTCAAGACCCTTGACATTGATACCCTCTGAGAGTATGCTATGATGTGCAACTACAAACCTACGATATGGGTCTTGACCCCAACTGTTAAGAGTATTGAAAAATGTTTCTCTATCAACTTTCTTGCCATTGATAACACCACCTGTCTTTGCTGTAATAAACATCCATGAGTACCCACGATTCTCAAGTTCCATGATAAAGTTTGACTCTGAAAATAAGCGAACAATTTGCTTTGTTGATCTTGCACAAATCAAACTCTTGTTAATGTCATTGTCATCAAGTGTCTCAAGTAAATGCTCTGAGTCTCTCTCAGCAACCTCTTGCTTGTCCTCAAGGATATTGAACTTCTTGATCTTAACTTTAGGTGGTAGAATATATCCTTGCTTGACTAACTTAGGGGCTCCAACATTACAAATAACACCACCAAATATATCTGTATCATTCATACCAGTTTTGAAAGGTGTGAAAGAATGTTTTGGTGTTGCTGTGAAGAAATAGTTGCGAACCACATACATTGAATGATGCTCAACTGCTTCAATAAAGTTCTTCTGAACTGCGTTGTGGGCCTCATCAAAATATACAGTATCAGGCAACATTGCAGTTGCATCCTGTATCTTGTGTAGAGAATGGTATGTAGTAAATATGAGTTGATGTTTTTTACTTGCCCAATACCACTCCTCAATTACTTTAGACTTAGTTGTACTGGTATGATGTGTCTCTCCACTATGAACATGAAGTACATCAACATCATCAATGAACTCAAGGAACTCTTCACATAACTGATTTGCCAATAGAATACGAGGTGCAACTACCACAATAGTTTTGAGTCTGTCACTCTTGAACTGTTCAATAGCATCATGTATCATGCAAATCGTCTTGCCACCACCAGTAGGAACAATCACTTGTCCTTTGTCGTGCCTTGACATTGCCTTAATCGCTTTCTCTTGGTGGGGTCTTAGTTGCATCAAATAAATCTTAGATACACCTATTATAACAAAAAAAGATCCCATGTGGGATCTTGTGTGACAGTTTGCTGACTGGTTCTTTATTGACTTATAGCCTCCTCGACAACCATACCAAAGGTATGTATATAAATTTCAAGTTTAATGTAAACTCTCCCATGCTGAACCTGTCCAGACTTGTAACTTGTTTAATGATGTATTGTATATGATCGCACCTGACTCGTCAGAACTCAAAGCATTACCAGTTGTATCTTTTAAAGCATCCCTTTGAGTGCCTGTGACCTTTGGTGGTAACATATATGCGATTGTTGCTCTTGATACCCCTGCATCAATAACATTGACTACACTAGAAAAGTCAACTGCACTTTTGGCACTACTTTGTCCGACCTTCAATCCATATTGTGCGCAAATATCTCCCCTTACATCCAGTTCAACGTCTGTTTGAATAGTTGAAGTTTTAATTCCTACATTACCGTTAGAATTAATAATGAATCTATCAGGAAGATTTGCACCTATGCTTACAAAATTACCACCAGCTGTCAATCCTATACCAATACTGTTTGACACCTCCAAGTCTTGGAATGTTGACATCCCAACTGTGTTTTTGATATTACCAGTAACATTACCAGTTAAATTACTTATTGTTGCATCGCCTACTGTTAAAACACCATCTATGAATACTGCATCCAAAAATGTTGCGACTCCCACAACTTTAGATGTTCCATTGACTGACAACCTGTGTTGTGGTTGTGTATCTCCAATACCTAAACGACCTGTGCTAGATAATGTCATCAATGGATTTGCATTTCCCTTATGCCAAACAAAACTACCTATTCCTGAGTTAGCAATAAAGTAATTAAAGTTTCCATCGCCATGATTAAGAATGTCAAGTGCTTCCGAACCACTAAATGTTGATGCACCACCACCATATCTTATTTGCAAATTATTATCTGACACTCCAGAATTTTTACCTATAAGAATGGATGAAGTACCCGAAGCGTTATGAATATGAATGTCAGCGTTTGCTGTATCAGTTCCTATTCCTAAACTCGTAGCTGTAACTATGCCAGCTGTAGTAGCACCTGTAACCCTTAGATTATCGTCAATAGTGGTCAAACCAGTTGCAGAGTCTATTATTAAATTTCCTGATGATGTGTCGATTTCATTATTACCCGTTACACCAATCCGAATATTATCAATACTTGCACCACCGTTGGCATCAATAGCACCAGTAAATGTTGAAGAACCAGCTACATCAAGATTACCATTTGCATCAATATTTCCCGCAAAAGTTGCAGCTGCAGACACATTTACATCATCAAGTTCAGTTGTGCCATCTACATCTAGTGTGCCATCTACATCTAAATTACCTGAAAGATTAAGATTTCCACTTGAAATAATATTTCCTGTAAGAGTAGATACACCTGATACTGATAAGTCTGTAGCAAACGCTCTTGTTAGTGTTCCAATACCTGATACATTTAATTGATCTAACTCTGTATGTCCATCTACATCTAAATCTCCATTTGCATCAATGTTACCAGTAAATGTTGACACACCCAAAATTGAAATATCAGTAGAAATAAATCTACCGATTGTTGATATGCCGACTGAATTTAACGCTCCTGTCAAATTACCAGTTACATTACCTGTAAGTGGGCCTACAAAACTCGTAGATGTAGTGACACCTGAGACATTAAGAGCATCAAGTTCTGTGTGTCCATCAATATCAATATCTCCATTTACATCAAGAGTGGTAAATGTTCCAGCAGTTCCAGTAATATTACCAGATACATTCCCTGTAAGAGGCCCTACAAAACTCGTAGCTGTTATTGTACCCCTGACTGTAGAATTATAATCAGTATCTAAAATATTTGACCCAGTTTGAACTGAGTTACCCATTTTAGCATGAGTTTGACATTGATAATGTAAAACACTTGGTGTGGTATCTGTAACTAACAGATCAACATAACTCCCTGTTGCTCCTGAGACACCTGATACTGTGACACCTGTAGTGTATGGTGTTGTTTTATCTACGTCATAATAGAATTTTAATGGATGTCCTGCATTTGTCCCATCAGATACATCAAAACGATAAGTGCGGCCGGGTGTTAAGGTTAGATATGGTGCTTCAACTCCATCCAACTTAAATCCATTACTACTTCCTGAACCGTTGTATCTGTGTGCTGCTGTTTTTGCTGCAACTGTTACAGCGATGGTGGTCGTAGTTCCATGTGGGGCTCTTAGTGAGTTAAATCCTTTTAATGTGACTGTATCCAAATCAGTTGTCACTATAGTTGGGAACGTACCTATACCTGAAGAATTGACACTACCAGTGACATCAATGTTACCTGAAGCAGTGATATTACCTGAAGAGGTAATATTATTCACACTGATATTACCTGAAGAAGTAATATTATTTACACTTATGCTCGGACTTCCTGTAAGACCCTGTGCGTTGGTCGCTAGTGTTGCAGTGTTCGCTAGTATTGCTGTGGTTGCTGTTCCTGTTACGTCACCCGTTACATTTCCAACAACATTACCTGTAATATTACCAACAAAACTCGAAGCAGTTACAATACCTGATGCCTTGATATTTCCTGATGTACTAAATCCGACACCAATACCGTCATTTGGATTACCACCAATTTGTAGAGGATTAGCTGGGTCAGTGGTTCCGA